AACCAATCTCTCTATTTGTTAAAAAAAAAAAAAAAAAAATTTCACTTGTATATAGGGGGTGTGGTGTGTGGAGCTAAGGGGGTGTGTGGTGAGGGGGTGTGGTGTGTGGGGGAGAGGGATAGGGGGGATGGCCATATAGGGGGGTAGGGAGAGAACCTTCCGACCGACCGACCGACGACCTTCTCATTAGCGCAGCTTCTATTAGCCCCGCTTATTCATAGCCTTAGTCTTACACTACTGCTGTGCGGCCGTAGGGCCACGCTCCTGTGTATTCCGCACCCCATTGCCCGCCGACGCAAGGCAAAAAAAAAAAAAAAAAAAAAAAAAAATCCCCCGGCGGCTCGTGGCCACCGGGGGGTGTGCTCTACTGGACGTATTGCTCCCACCCGGGAGTCCTGCGCTCGGCGCGTTTCGGCCCTTTCGTCAGCTTGCCTAACCGCTCTAGCACCTGCCGGAAGGCGGAAGGATTGACGACTTCGCCGACAAGATCCGCGACCTCCTTCGGCATTGGGTCACCAGTTTCCGACCGCCAAAGGGCGTCAATGCAATGCATCGACGCTTCTTTCCCCCAACCACCCGGCCACCGGACCAATGCCTCCGCAACTGCTGCGCCAAAGACTTCTTTCGCTGTCATAACGCTTCTCTCCACACGTCCATTGCGACTTTGGAGGGACGTACGACCGCGCGACTTCTGCCGCGCGCCGCCCGCTTTGCCTCTGCCGTCTATGTCAATGAACTAGCCTGATTCTAGCGTATGGGTCCGTCATTGCAAGACCTTTAGTTTCAAAATTGCATTTTTCTGGCACGGCCCTTGCTTGCATGGAGCATCTTGTATGCCAATCTAAAAACGACAAGCGCCACACCTCCGGCATGACCCTTGCTCCATTGTGCAGCATCCCCCATGCCAGCCGGCGTTGGCACCTCACCTGCTGCCCCCCCCCCCGGCGACCGTAGGCGACCGTGCTCCGATACCCCCCCCCTGCCCCCCCCAAAGCTGCAGGCGCGATCGGCTAACGGGTCCCATCCACCACCTTCCCAGCACTTTACAAAACTATTCCCCACACTGCAAAGGCAAAAGAATCTTTTGAGGGGGAGTTGCAACGCGGCGGCAGCGGGCTTAGGATGGGGCATGAGGAGTGAGGAGGTGAAGGTAAGTAGGTGTGAAGGCGCTTTTGAGCAAAGCGAGGGGGAGGGGTGTTGTTCAACTGTTGAACAATACCTGGGGGAGCAGCTATCAACGACGGAGTTGATAAGGGCGAAGACAAAGGCGAGGGTGTTGGAGAAAGTGGGGCACCTAGGAGGGCCAGACGCCGGCGAGGATTTGTTTAATCCCACCGAGCCTGTCCGCTACCGATTGCATGAGAAGCCGGAGCACCGCAGTATTATCTTTATGAAAGCGGCGGGTGCGTCCGTAGGGGAAATCGCTGCCACGCTTGGTATGAAGTACGGAACTGTGAATGATATTCTCAAACAACCGTGGGCAAGGGCCCGCCTAGTTACAGAGTTAGCACGAGCCGGCCGTGATCAAATCGAGTCAACACTCTCGGCGGGCGCTGTCGCAGCGGCAAGACGGCTCGTTAAAGAAGTCGACAACATGGCGGCGAAGCCGGCCGAGCGTATTCAAGCCTCACGAGCATTGCTGGATCGTGTTTATGGCACACCTCATCAAAGCGTCTCTGTCGAGCACAGCGAAGCCGATGTTACTCAACTAACCGATGATGAACTCCAGGCCATTGTCCGCAGAGGAAGCGGCAGCTCAATTACTCCTGCGTCGTGAGGCGAAGCGGTCGTTGACGGCGTGGGTACGTGTGTGTGGGTTTGAGCCGGCAGCCCACCACCAGTTGATCATTGACAAACTCGAAGCGGTTGCGAAAGGGGAGTTAACGCGGCTAGCGTTCTTCTTACCTCCTGGGAGTGCAAAGTCCACCTATGCGAGCGTGCTTGCGCCGCCGTGGTTTCTTGCTAACAACCCCGGCTCGGCGCTGATTGCAGCGAGTCACACGACAGACCTTGCCGAGCACTTCGGTAGGCGTTGCCGCAACTTGATCGTCGAGAAGGAGAAGTTTTTGGGTTACGCACTGCGGAAAGACTCGAAAGCTGCCGGCCAGTGGATGACTACCAACGGCAGCGAATACTTCGCAGCTGGCGTAGGCAGCGGTATTACCGGCCGTCGTGCTGACTTGGCGATTATCGACGACCCCGTGAAAAGTTTCGAGGACGCTACTAGCGAAGTGTATCGGGAGACTCAATGGAATTGGTATCTCTTTGACCTAAAAACACGACTGAAGCCGGACGCGGCGATTGTGTTGATACAGACACGCTGGCACGAGGACGATCTGGCAGGGCGTATTCTTGCCGCGGAAGGCGACAGATGGACGATTGTTAAACTCCCAATGATAGCAGGGCCAGACGACCCGTTGGGGAGAAAGCCCGGCGAGCGTCTGTGGCCTGGGTATTTTACAGAAACCCAGGTGTTGGAAGCACAAAGCGATTCGAGAGTATGGAATTCTCTTTACCAGCAAAATCCTACGCCGGAAGAAGGTGACTACTTCAAAGCGGAATGGCTTGTTGGGTATCGTTCATATGATGAATTGCCAAAACATCTACGCATCTACGCGGCGGCTGATTGGGCTGTGTCGCTGCGTCAAGACGCCGATGCAACGTGTTTTGGCGCAGTTGGGGTTGACGAGAGGGGGGAGATATGGGTGCTGCCGGATTTATGGTGGAAGAGAGCGGACACGGGCGAGAGCACAGAGGCATTCGTGGATTTCTTGTCTAGGCGTAAGCCTATAACAACGTGGTCAGAAGCGGGACACATATCGAAGTCGGTTGGTCCGTTTTTGTACAAGCGCATGAGGGAGCGTGGGGTTTTTGCAGTGGTGGAAGAGGTGACGCCGGCGAAAGACAAGCCCACGCGGGCGCAAGCAATTCGCGGTAGGATGAAGATGGGTATGGTACATTTTCCTATTTTCGCACATTGGTGGCCACAAGCTAAGCACGAGTTGCTTACTTTCCCTGTGGGAAAACACGATGACTTTGTTGATTGGCTAGCACATGTTGGTATGGGGCTCTCACGTATGGTATCTGCGACAGTACCAAAGGTGGTTACGCCGGCACGTGCTTACACCTTCGCTTGGCTTAAAGGCGAAGCGAAACGTAGTGAACAAGAAAGGTTAATGGCTTTAGATGACTGGTGACACTACAACTGAGCGTCAGCTGCTTCCTGACAAGGAAGCGCTCGAAGGCTTTACGTCTGAGCAAGAGAAGGCTGCTGTTTCGCGTTGGCAATCATGTATTATCTCCGCGAAGAGTCATTGGGCCGCCGACTTTGACCGAATGCGGGACAATATGGACTTCGTCGGTGGCTTCCAGTGGCGGGGTCAGACACAGATGGACACTGATGAGTATGTTGCCAATTTGACAGTGCGTGCGACAAATCAGAAAGTGGCTTCGTTGTACGCAAGGAACCCGAAAGCTGTTTACCGGTCGAGAAAGCGGATGCTCTATCGGTTGTGGGATGGCCGGCTAGAAACCCTAGCGTTGGCAATTCAGAATGCCGCGTTGAATGACATGGAGGCGCTGGCCATTATAGAAGACTATAAGCAAGGCACAGCACAACAAGAAATACTTGACCGTGTTGGGCAGACGCTAGAGTTGCTCTATGACTGGAACATAGATCGACAAGAGCCGGAGTTTAAGTTGCAAATGAAGCAGCTTGTACGGCGAACGGTAGTGTGCGGTGTCGGCTATGTGCGAATGCATTTTCAACGTGACTTGGAAGAGCCGCTTACCTCTTCCCAGACTGAAGCCACTTCCGCTCAGTTGCAAAGGAGAGCAGTTGAGTTGTCTGATCGACTTTCGAGAGGGGACGTTCAAGCAAGCGACGCAGAAGCTAATGACTTGCAAATGCTAATGAGCGCACTGCAAGTAAACCCAACGGTTACAGAAGAGCGTTTGGTGTTTGACTTCCCCTCGGTATCTAGCGTGATAGTCGATCCGGCATGTCGCATACTGAAGGGTTTTGTCGGTGCGTCTTGGGTTGCTCAGGAGTTTCTTGTGCCACTGGAGGAGGCTAATGCATTTTTCGGTGTGCAAATGAGCGGGATGGATGGTGTGGTGGTGTACGATGAAGGGGGCCGGCCATCGGAGACAATAGCTAATGCGCGTGTTGTCCGTTTGGGAGACAAAGTCTTCATGTCTGGAGAAGGTGCGACACGGCGGGTGCGCATTTGGGAGGTGTTGGATAAGCGGACGCAGTCTAGTTTCTTCATCGCGGAGGGGTGGCCGGCCTTTCTACGACCGCCGGAGCCGCTTTACCCTTCGCTGTCTCGCTTCTGGCCAATCTTTGCGTTGACTTTCAACGACATCGAGACCGAGCCAGGTGCAAAGACGTCGATTTACCCGCCGAGTGATGTGCAGCTTCTCAAGCACGCACAGAAGGAATGGAACAGAACACGTAATGAATTGCGTGCACACCGCAAGGCGAACCGTCCTAAGTATCTTACTGGTAAAGGTTGGTTGACCGAGGGCGATCGTGCCATTTTGAAAGACTTGCCGTCTAGCTCAGTTGTAGAACTCGAGGGCGTGCCTACCGACGGCGATGTGAACAAGTTGCTAACTCCTTTTCAACATGCTCCTTTAGACCCGATGCTGTATGACAACGCGCCATTGCAACAAGACGTATTACTTACTGTCGGTTTACAAGAAGCGAACCTTGGTCCGTTGTCTGGCAGTACCGCAACAGAGTCGACAATCGCTGAGCAGTCTAGAATGTCAGCAACCGGCTCTAACGTTGACGATTTGGACGACTTCCTTTCGGACATGGCTAAAGCCGGAGGAGAGTGGTTACTACATGAGGCTACACCCGAGCAAGTGCAGACTGTCGTTGGGCCTGGAGCAGTGTGGCCCTCTGTTGACAGGGAAGCATTTGCACGAGAGTTGTACCTCGAAGTGGAAGCCGCCTCCTCAGGACGACCAAATAAGGCAGTTGAAGTTGCAAATTACGAGCGACTCGTACCACACCTTCTCGCCGCGGGTGCAAATCCGATCGCGTTGATTAAAGAAGGCGTACGGCGGTTGGACGACCGGCTGCGGGTGGAAGACTTTTTCCCGGTGCCAGGTCTTGCTGCACCGATGCCGATGCAGGAGCAGCAGGCAGGTGCAGAGCAGCCATTGCAAACAGCAGAAAGCCAAGGTGAGGGCGGTACTCCGTTGAGTGCGCTTGCCGGCGCGTAAAGATTTTATGCCACAAGAAATACCGACGCTAAACACACTAGAGGCGCAAGCCCAAGCAGAGGAGTCGTCAACCCCTGCTGAAGAGACGCAGTCAGAAGCCTCGTCAGCTTCTACCGCTCCTGTGACAGCAGAGACTATTGTTGCTGCTGTGTTCGACAAAGCGGCGGCTTCGCAACCCGCCACACAGGAAGAAGAGGGACAAAGCAGTGGAGAGAAGGAAGAAGCCACTGCTGAGTCGGAACAGAAAGAGTCGACAACAGCTACTGAAGAAGAGGAACTTCCGCCGTTTCACGAACATCCGCGCTGGAAAGAGGTGCAAGGTGAGTTGAAAGTCTTGCGTGAAAAACAGCAAGCGTTCGATAAACTTACTGAGTTTCGTACCCAGTACGGTGTCTCCGAGGAACAGATGGAAGCTGCACTTCAAGTTGTAGCGTTAGGCAATACTAAACCCGAGCAGGCGTTAGAGGCGCTTAAGGTGTATACCGAGCGGCTCGAAGAGCAGGTTGGGGCGAAGTTGCCTAACGATTTACAGCAAGAAGTGGAGGATGGGTTGATTTCCGAAGCGCGAGCTAAGGAGTTAGCCAGGTTGAGAGCTACTGCACAAGGGGAAGCCCAACGGGCAAAGCAGGCACAGCAGACTGTGGAGAAGCAATTCCATAGCGCTGTTGCGGAGTCTGTTGGCGTGTGGGAGCAAACGAAGGTGAAAAGTGATCCTACGTTTAAGCCGGGTTCTGGTTTGTATCAACTTGTGTTGGATCGGGGTGCTGGTTTGTGGCGTAATGCCCCGCCGAAAACACCGCAGGAAGCAGTAAAGCTGTTTGAAGATGCGTATCAGTCTGTGAAGAAGGCTGTGCAGGGGTTGGTCCCACCACCGCCGGCTCGCAAAGTTCTGACTTCGACCGGTTCTTCCACTAACGTAAAACAAGCACCGCCCAAAACACCACAGGAAGCTGTGGAACGGGCGTTGGCAAAACATAGGAAATAAGTATGGCTATTAGCTACACCGCGGCCACTGATGCCGCCGATGCGTTGCTCGAATTTTATGTGCGAGGCGACGCGATGAGTCAAACCATGCAGGAACGTCCTTTGCTTCGGGTTCTTACTGGAGCACAAGAGACGTTTCCGGGTGGTAAACAGTATATTAGCGAGCCTGTGCAGGGTGTTTATATGGACACCTCAGCGTCGGGCTTCTTTGCTGGGTATGAACACGCTGACACACTGACCTTCTCCGAAGGAGGCAACTTGGATCGTTGCCAGGTGCCTTGGTATGAAGTTCATGCCGGTCTTGAGATTAGTTGGACGGATCTGAAGCGCGATGGTATTACCATCACTGAGAGTGATGAGCCGTCGATGCATAGTAAGAGGGATCAAGTTATCCTTACTAGTCTTTTCGCCAATCGCATGCAGGACTTCACTGAATCGTGGGCCCGCAGTATGAACAAGATGCTGTGGCAGGACGGTTCACAAGATTCGAAGCAGGTGCCAGGCTTGCTTTACATGATCCCTGATGATCCTACGTCGGGCACGTTCGAGAATATCGCACGTACCTATACGTGGTGGCGCAACCGTGCGCTTGTTAGCGGTAACAAGATCACTGCCAGCGCGAGCGCTCAGACGTTGACAAAAACGTTGCGTTCTGAGAGAGTGCAACTGATGCGCTATGGAGGTCGACCGAATGCTGCTCTGTGCGGCTCTGACTTCATTGATGCGTTGCGTCTCGAGGTGCATGAAAAAGGCCAGTACACGCAGACAGGTTTCAAGAAATCCACGGACATTTCGATGCCTTACATCGAACTGGACGGGCTGCGTTTTGAGTACGATCCGACGTTGGATGATCTGGGCTTGGCTAAACGGTGTTATGTTTTTGATACACGCCGTTTGAAACTGCGCCCGATGGAGGGCGAGGAGAACCGGATTATTAAGCCGACTCGGCCGTATGATCAGTTGGTTTTCTTGCGGTCTATGACCTGGACTGGTGGGCTGCTTCAGACGCAGCCGAATTCCAGTGGTGTTTACGAAGTTGCCTAGCAACACCTTCGAGAGAAAGGACATACAGTATGAAACAACTGATGCTTGTCGTGGCGCTTGTTGTGGCGTCGTTCTCGGCTAACGCCGAGGTGTGGGTTCAGAACTTCTTGAATTCACAGATTCGAACCCTGATGGTTTCGAATACGTTGTGTATTACGAATTTGTCGAGCCCTGGTGTGGTTACGACAAATTTTGTCGGTACGGTGTGGACGAATAAGTCTAACACACGAGTTGAAGTAAGCACAACTCACGGCGCGGCAAACGTGCTTAACCCTGTTAGTTCAGTTGAAATCAGCCACTTGGAGCCTATTATTGGCTCAAATGTGGCTGAAGCTAATCTGGGAACAAACTACTTCTCTATGGGAACTGTTTGTATCTCACTAACTGGGCAGGGTGCTGCTGCTAATAGTGCTGTTGCTTTGGTTTTTGCTCCGTTGTTTAAGGACGACGAAGGCAACATGGTGGAAGGCCCTAGCGGCTCGTATTGGTCGGTTAGCGCAACTGCGCCGGCCGCTGCTACGGTGAACACAATTGCTACTGTTCCGGTTTGGAGGTGGCCGGGCGCTGCTGGTTTGCGCTTGCGCACTATTGTTAACCCGGATACAGACGCTTCGTCTGCTGTATGGGTTAATAGTATCGTGCTAAATAGCCCTAAACCATAGTCGGCAACGTGGGGAAGGGAGGGGGGCTCGGGTGAAGCCACCCCTCCCTTTAATTAAACACATCAATAAATATGGAAATCGGAAATTGTAAGTTGAGTATTGCAGGCGGCTCAGGTGTTGTACAACTGTTGAACATTACTCCAGCAGAGGCATTGCTGTTGGATTGTTTGCATAAATCAATAGCTGTGCCAAAGCCTGTGCATGATGTTTCTGTCGTTCGAAACGAGCAGCGTACGTATATGCAAGAGCGTAAGCGGCTTTTTTCGAAATACGGTGCGCGTAAAGACGGCAAGCACATTGTCGATTATGTCTTTCCGGGGGAGACTGGTACGCTGCCTGAAAAGTTCGCTGATTTGGAACCGAAGGCTGTTGCGCCACCGCCGCCGCCTGCGAAGCCGGTGCAACCTACGACTGTGAAGGTGTAATATGGCCTTAGGTCAAACGCTTGCGACTCTTCGCACTAAGTTGAAAGCTGAGATTGGTGCGAATTTGAATGTATCGACGGCAGAAGATACGACGCTGAATCAGCTTCTTGACAGTACGCAAGAAACGCTGGCGATTGACTACTCTTGGCCACACCTCGAAACGAGAGCTGATGTGTCTGTAGGAGCGGGTTCATACACAGGTCTCACTTTGCCGTCGACAATAAACCTTGGAAGGGGGTTTTCTGTTGAGACAAAGTTTAACGACTTGTGGTACCCTGTTGAATTCGGTGTGGGTTCTTCCGAGTACAACACATATGATTCTACAGCGGGTGACACTGCCGACCCGATCTCGCGCTGGAGATACGCATCTTCGTCCACGTTCGAGGTGTGGCCTCGGCCGGCCACCGCGCAAACAGTGCGCTTCACAGGGCAAGGTAAACCTACAACTCTCTCGGCAGACGACAAAGTAGCTGTGCTGGACGATTTGTTGATTGTTTATTTTGCAGCTGCTGAATTGTGTGCACGTTATAATCAAAAAGACGCAGAGTTGAAACTGAGAAAAGCAATTGGTCGTTTAGGTCAATTACGCCGCAACCAACCGGGGCGTGATATTCCGTTCGTGCTAGGTGGTACGGCGGAAAAAGGATTACGTGAAATTTTTGTAACTTAGTATGAAACACAAAACTACCTCAGCAAAGGCTACCGGCTTGGTAGTCAGTGCAGATTCAATTGACCTACACGATGTGATGGGTCATTATGTCGATACGATTGCAAGTGGGACTACTGTGTATGTCGCACTCTATGAAACGGATAGGGCACCTATTTCTACCGATCGTGCAATTGCGGCACAAGCTGTAGATGCGCAAGCACGTTTTGTTTTCTCTATGGTGGCACCTAGAGCAATGAAGAAGTGTTATGTGGGTGTGCATACTGACGGCGGCACAGCTGCTAATCATCCATGTGCTTCTGCTTTTGTGGCTGATGGGAACGGCATGTTGCTGGATGTTGCATATGTGGATACAGTAGGCAAGCGTGCAGAAACTGCTGTAGGGGACGACACCGCTGATGAGCCTGTGCGTGAGGTGTTTACTTCGTCCTCACGTTTGTTACGTGCACGCGGTAGTTGCTCGTCAGGGACGCTGTATTTGCAGGTACACGCAATGGCTGCTGCAGATTTGGTGTTGGCTTCTGATGCTGTTCCGGTGGCGGAGATAAAGTGTGCATCCACTGAGGGGTTAAAGGAGCTGAACTTCGGTCGTGAAGGTCGCATTATGTCGGTGTGCTCTATTGCATGGAGCACTACGACGGGTGTTTTTACGGCGGCTAGTATAGGAACGACTACAACTTACGCAACTTATCGTGCTATATGAAGAAACTGCTTTTAGCTATTGCGGTGGTTGTTTGTAACAATGCAGTGGCGCATCCGCCGCCGCCACCGACAACGCCTTATTCGCGCGAGTTTTTGCGGTCTGCTGATGCGGAAGCCGCACGGTCTGCAATGGCTCTGCCGAGCACTGACAACGCAGCTGGGACTGTATCTGTGTTACAGCTGCCCATGTGGACAAACATGCAGAGTGTTGTTCACCCTTCTGTTATTGCACTGTCGAGCAACTGGAACGGCTATTCTCACTGGATGGCTTATTGCCCTTACCCTGATGCGTCATATGAGTATGTGCAACTTGTAGCTAGTCATAATGGTGTAAATTGGGAGGTGCCTACCGGCGGGCAATTGGTGGTATGCGGTACAAATACAGTTAGTTACATTTCTACTAACTACCATCCTATCACTTTGTTCGCGGACCCTGAAATTCTCATTGTCTCCAACAAGATGCACATGTGGTACGTGGGATGGAGCAATGCGACACCTAACGTGCGGTCTATATTTCATCAAACCAGCACAGACGGTATTACATGGACAGCCCCAAGCATTGCAGTCAACGGTCCGGCAATCAACCAGCGATTGGTTTGTCCACAAATGGTTTGGGAGCCGGAAAAGGATCGTTTTATGTCTGTATGCACCGACGAGGCTGCGTGGGTGCGTGTGATGGTAGGTGATAACACCGGAACGAATTGGTCGGCTAACGTTGGGGCAACTGGCAACCCGTATCTCGGCGCGACATTTCCTTTTACGGGCTGGTGGCACCATGACATACAACGCATCACGACTAATTTATACGTCGCCTCTTCTGGAATATCCATGACGACAATGGGCAATCTCAGGTTCTTGACCTCAGTTGATTGCACCAACTGGACCGCACGCGTCGAGAATTGGATACCTAAAGATCCGTTTTCGTGGACGCATCACGAGAACTACGGTTGGTACAAGCCATCGCTTATTCCGAAGTCACTTAACCCGTTGCGCTTTGATGTGTATGTGAACAGCGGTGATGCTGTGGTGGCGGTTGATAGTACTTATTGGCGCATCTTCTTATTCAAAGACGTGGAAGTCAAAGAGGATAACTTCATTGAAGCGTATCACTTTGCCGCGCCGCAGTTTGTTAACGAATCGGATGGTGCATACAGCACGCCGGTGAGTTTGCCGATCTACGGGGCATCGACGAATTACGTGTGGGGACAGGACTTGACAATGACGGAGAACGTACGAAAGGCAGTGATGCTTCCTGCGTCTGCGACCGCTTACCGGACGAATGTGACTGTAATCGCAACGTTTCTCGTCACAAATGCGATGCGACAAGGCAGCGTCGCTGTGCGTTTGGGTCAGCTCGCACCGTCGATTCCGCGCACGTCAGCATGGGGTTCGCTGGATACTCAGTCATGGACTCGAACTGCAACGGATACAAACATCGTAAGCTTTACGTTCACCAAAAATGTGTATTATACTTACTCGCCATTAAGCATTGCGATCGGCAATGGTCCAGTTGCTCCAACAAATAACGTGTGGCTAATCGACGCCAAGGTGGAACTGCGATAGTTGTATGAAGCATTTCTTGCAAGTGTGTTTGGCATGGCAATGCGTGGCGCAGCCGTTGCCGCCGCTGCCGACGAGCGCCATTGCGGACGACCCGCCCGCATCGCCCACCGTGCGGCTCTCGTGGGATCCGTCGCCGTCCCCGCTTGTGGCGGGCTACCGCATCCACCGAGGGACGCAAAGCGGCGCGTACACATGGCAGACCAACGCTGGCACGAACCTTGTGCTGTCCGTGCCAATCGCGCCACAGGCCACCAACTACTTCGCCGCCACGGCGTACGACGCCCAGGGCCTGGAGAGCGACTACTCAAACGAGCTACTCGTCCACCCCACCGCGCCCGCACCCCCCACCCTCAACGGCCGCATGCTGGTGACCGTGATGTTTGACTGGTCAACCAACGGCACCACCTACACCCCCGGCACCGAACCCGCGCGCGTCCTCCTGCGCGGAGTCCCGCCCCAGGCAATCATCCGACCCCGCACCACTATTGAAATCGTTCCGGAGGTGGAACCATGAGCCCGCGCACCGTGATTGAAGCTTTGCGGCAGTTGCAGGACGAAATCGCCACGTTGCGGAGCACGATGCTGTACCTAGAGCGTCGCATTCTGGAGAAGCAACGCGCCATGGTGGAGATCGCGGCAAGCGGAGACTGGGCGCCGACCGACGAGCCGGGGACCGTGCCGCTGGCCACTGAGCGCATCCGAAAGAAGCGCAGGCTGTTCACGCTCACTGACGCGTGCCGAGAAGTAATCTCGCAAATGAACGGAGACGTTCTCGCCAAGCGTGACTTCAAGCGCCGCATCCGCGCCGCGCACCCCGAGCTGGGTAAAGGCAACATAGCCACGAACGTGCGCAACTCCTTGGAGGTGCTTGTTCGTGCGGGCGAGGTCGTCGAGGTTGACGGGGGTTACACAAGAGTAAATCATAAAGAAGTATGAAGGAAACGGAGACACCCAATGGATCAACTAGTGTGATTTTGCTGCGTCTGAGAATTATTGAGGATGCACAAGACGACATGAAACGAACGCTTAAGGAAGTGCGGGATCATCAACTAATGCATCACCCGTGTCCGTCGCCCGGCAAGTGCCTCAGCTTAGAGTCTGCATTGACCGCGCTCTCAGATGACATCAAGGAAGAGTCGGCGACAACGGACAAGCGGCTTAAGCGCCTAGAACGCCGCGAGGCGTGGATCGTCGGATGGTCCGTGTGCGCATCGAGCGTGATCGGGGTGGTGCTAATGCTGGTAAAATCTTTCTGGAGGTAGTGACAACAAACCAACGCGAAAGGAACGAATGAACCTAAACATTGATGGGAGCGCGGCGATGCCAATCGTTGTCGCCGTCTGGGTAGTGGCCGGAATCCTCAAAAACGCCTGGGAGGCATTTCCGAACCGGCTGATCCCGCTCGTGACATGGGTCCTGTCGGCAACCGCTTACGTGCTAGTCACGAAGGATTTCACTGGCGCCGGGCTTGTGGAAGGTATCCTGACGGCCGCGATGGCTACAGGTGTTCATAGCGGTTTGAAAAATTCACTTGAAACTAAACAAAAGGAATCAGCATGAAAAAGGTATTGTTCAACTGTTGTACAACACTTCTCGCCGCCTTTATCTTGGCGGGTTGTGCAACAAATTTCACACGGATGAGCGTGGCAACTGTCGATTACTCCACACGCACTGTGAATAGCTTTCTCTCTTACGAGAAAGAAAATCGCGCGCTCTTGTGGGCAACTGCACCAGAAATTAAACATACAGCAGACTTTTTACGTGTGCACTATCCTGGCTGGAACGCTCACGCGTGGGACATGATTGCCGCGTATCGGCAAGGCAAAACCAATGAAGATGCTGTTGCACGTGCAGTGTCTGTAGTCGAAGCTGCAGCGTCTACTGCATCAGCCGCTTTGTTTGAGTATCAACGACAAACTGTAACACCATGAATACAATAGCTGCCATTACACTTGCTCTTAATGCCATTCAAGAGTTGTCGCGTCTTGTTAACTACCTACTTGAAGCAGCAAAAGCCAAAGGGGAGGTGACAGACGAGGAATATACACGCCTGCGGCAAGAACATGCCGCGCTTTTTACGGCTCCTCATTGGCTAGTTGAACAAGACCCTGACTAGGTAAGCGTATGCTTCCGTGTGCTGGAAACGTTTTTACAACTCTCGGACCCATCTACGAGGTGCCGCAGGGTTTTAACGCAGTTATTGATTGGCTTACTATAGACAATCCGACCGCGCTTCCAGTGAAGGTGAAGCTTTACGTAACCACGCAAGATTATCAATCCGGGCTTACACCAGAGTTGATTCTTTGTGCCGGCTCTACGTTAGACTTTGAAGGGCGTTTAATACGGCTTGACAGCGAAGCTGTATTGTCTGCCATTGCTGACTCTACGGGGTTAAAATACTTCATTAGTGGCGAGGAGGTTAAAATAACGTGAAAATCATTGACGCTTCTGGGAATAATGTAGGTAATTTGTTCCAAGAAGTTACGTTGCCTAATATCGACACTGGTAAGCTAGTGCGCCTGCGGGTGAGAAGCGAAGGTGGAATTAGTGTAATAGAGTTAGTTGAAACTGAGCTGACAGCAACTAACTACGGCACGCTGAAAATGTACAATGCCGATACACAATCGGTAGAAGAAATTGGTGCACGTGGTTCGCCAAGCTCCTTAGACGTTGTATGAAGAAAATTGTATTGCTCCTTTGCTTGCTAGCTAGTTCTACGCTAGCGCAACCGTATCGTACAGTTATGTATGATACAAATTACACAGTATACCCCACAAACTTGTGGGCGTCAAATGCGGCGGCTATTACAGCAGTTGTTAGCGGCATTGCTGGATTGTCCAATGTTACAGAGACAGCATCTCTTGTAACAGTAGCAACAAACTTGTCGGTGTTAGGAACGATTGCCGGTAATGGCTCGTCTTTGACCAACATTGGCACCAACAGCCTGAGTGCCGAGGCGCATGAAATCTATGCGGCGGGGCTGACCAATGTGGTGGAGACGGATGCGATGGTGACCGTGGCGACCAATCTGACGGTAAGCGGGGACAATATAACGCTTGGAACGAACATTGCGATTGTGCCCGGATATGTCACAGTCGGTGGTGGCGACAATCAGCAGGTTCTCAGCGTGCACAGGTATGTTGATGTTTATGCCGGTGACGGAACAACCTATGCGAGATTGCGAGCGGAGGCCAGTCCTATTCTGACAGTTGACAACGGCATTATCACCGGCTCAATTCAGGTAACCAACGGAATCACGGCGGCGAGCCTGTCAGCGCCCGCCACCTACACCGACACCCTGATCGCCAGCAACAGCCTGATCGCCACCAATGTCGTCACGAGCGGGCTGACGAATTATGGGGCGAGTGGGTTTTTGAATAACACTTACGCCAGCAGTGGCAAAAGGCACTATTTAGGGGCAGGGTATCTGGTCAGCGCTGGCACTGGCGTTGGCGTTGGTTATGGCGGCATGTTTCCGGCGATCGATAACAACGCCAACTATCCGCTCGGTTCTGCGGCGCTGCGCTTCGGTTCTTTCCACACAATGAATCTCACCGCGCACAGCAATGCTTACTTCGCTTTGCCAGCTTACTTCACCAACACCGTCACCGCCAGCAACCTCGTCCTCTCCGCCACCTCTACCAACACCCCACATATTCTTTTTTCCACTAACGCCGACGTTAGTCTGAGCCGCTCTACAACAAATTGGCTAGCTGTTGGCGATGGTACTGGTCAAAATACTAACGGTAACTTAGCAGTTCAACTGTTATCTTGCTCCAATTTGGTTTTCACCTCAACGAACGCCCCTGTCTTTAACGGCGCTGGCATTACCAACTTGCCTGGCACCGGAATTCGCGCGTTTGCGCCTACAAATAGATGGGATATTTACGGCGATAGCAACTCCATTGTTGATATAGCGCATGGTTTAGGCTACACGCCTAATGTTGTCAAGTGGTCATTAGTTTGTGTTACTAACGAATACGACTACTCTGTAGGTGATTGCGTGCCTATTGAAGCTGAAATTGGTGGTGCCCGTGTTTGGGGTGCGAACGAGACAAATGTGTTTATACAGGTGAATGCAAATGGTGCTGGCATTGTCATTTACGCAAAAACCTCGAATCAAGCTTGTGGCTTGCAATCTGACGGCGGTTATTGGCAACTGAAAGTCTACGCTTTTTAATTATGCCTTACATTATAGTTGACAACTTCAAAGCTGGTTTGGATCAACGGCGTAATGCGTTGACTTCGGAGCCGGGTACCTTAGTGCAGTGTTTGAACGCTGCTATAACTAGTGGTGGTGAGCTAGAAAAGCGGCGGGGTTTTGAGTTAAAAAATGCCATAGAGCAATCGGTATACCTTTCAGCAAGTCATCCTTCGCCGTTTGATACTGTAATTGGCACTACATTCGGACTGTTGTCGACAGACACTACGCTTTACATTTTCGGTAGTGCGGATCAAACAGCAGAACAGCTTGCTGCGTGGACAGCTGCCGGCCTTACCTACCAACAACTAAAGCATCCGGCTATGTTGCAAGCGTCGCCACCGACTTACGATGCGAACAAACATCTTATGGTGGCGCTCACGGCACAAACAGTAATCAACAACAAACCTTGGGTAGCAGCGAAGTACGCCGATGGGAAGACCTTTTGTTTTTATGACGGTGCGTTGATTCGCGCGTTTCGCGACGGACTAATCCTTGATGGGTTGACGGACACTGAAGACGTGGCTGAACATATTAAAGATATGTTCGGACGTGTACCAGGGTTGACTGCTGTGCGGAGTGGTAGTAATGTAAATATCAAAGGTGTCGCCGGTCAGAATGTATCTTTCACTTTGGAAGAGGACTCTACACACGGTATTTTAGGAAGCGAGCAGGTATCGGCTGGAACACCTGGAACACCAGCGACGAGTGCTGTTGGAACATTCAAAATTTCGCACGGTGCCACGGCTTCTTCGGGTTTAATTGCGAATGTCAAAGTTGACAGTGTTGCTATTATGAATCCGGCCACACCAATTGCATGGCAGACTACAGCAGCTGCTACAGCAACAGCAGTGGCTAATGCAATAAATGCTTACAAAACGGCTACTATAGATACTGACTATACAGCAGACTCTAACGGAAACACTGTATTTCTTTATGGCCCAGCTGCAAGTGCGGCAAGCTACAACGCAAAGGCAGTAGAGGTAACTGTATCAGGTGGTATGGTAGTTGGTGGTGTTGCTTTTAACATACAAGAAGCTACTGCTGGCGATACTGTTACGTCAATAAAAGTTGCCGGAGTGGAGTTGTTGTCGGGCACTGTAACATGTGCGACAGATCGTATTGCGTATGCAGAACAAATAGCTGCTGCAATTCGTGCGGCTGGAACGGCTTATACCGCTGTTGCGAATAGTGAAATTTTTTACATTTGCAAGAAAGTGCAAAACGCGGCAGTTACAGGTTTGTCTACAGTAGTAACTTACACAGGTGGTTTGATTATAGAAGAATCTCTTACGGGGACACCTGATCCTACACCCTTGCGCTTGGCTATAGCTAATGGCACATCGACAAGTTCACGTATTGTTTATTATATGACAGAAGCATCAGTAGTGGGAGCGTCGTATAATATGACCAACAACGTAGGATTGCGCTTGCCGTCTACGCTAGGCTTAAGCATTACAGGTGGAACGCCTCCTTATCGGGGTAATTTGTATTTTGCTGATGGCAACGAAAAGCAGCGTGATATGCTTGTATACGATACAAATTCTTTGTGGTCAGACCCGGTAATAAAATATGTGCCGATATTTGATACGGATCATTTGGATACACGCCAATTTATATGGAAATCTGTTTTTGAAAGTACCGGCTTTCCGTCGAAGTGGAGGCTTACTGTAAAAGATAGTCAGAATGTAACTGAATCCATTTTCTTCTACGTTTTGTTAAAAGACATAGCAACATATGGAGTATAGCAACTACTACTAATATGGCAACGGCTACAAGTACATTAAATAGCACAGTAGTTGACATGGCCGGCGGCGTTGATGTTGTACAAGGCACAGGCCCTGAGTTTAACGTTTTTGTTACAACAGATGGCGTTGGCAACTGGGCAGCTAACGAGATAGTAGAGCTTACCGTAAACAGCGATGAAACGTTATTTAATCTTGGAGACGGCCCGGCTTTGTCTCTTGCGCCTGTGCATGCAATGGCGTACGGAGATCGTGTTTTTATCTCTGTAGGGGATCGTGTTTACATAAGCGGTATCGAAGAACCGACAGGTTGGGAGCCTCGCTATGCAGGATACGGCTTTATTACCGCTAGTGGTCAGCGAAGCGAGTCGCTGGAGGTAAAAGGCACTGGCATTTACGGCAAGAAGTTAGTTGTTTTCTCACGTAACACTACACAACTCTGGCAAATAGACCCTAATCCCGAGAATTTTGTTTTGTTACAAGTGCTAGACAACACCGGTACTATTTCAGGAGCAAGTATTGTTAGTTATGGTGAACTCGACTTGTTCTTTTTGTCTGACACTGGAATACGCTCTATTCGTGCTCGTGAATATGTCGATCTTGTCAATGTAAAAGACGTGGGGACGCCGATTGATGCGGTGTTGCAGCCAATTTTAGCTTCTCTTACAGATGAGCAAAAAGCAAAATGCGTGGCATCTTATAGCCCCGTGGATGGGCGCTATTGGGTAAGCATAAAAGATGTTGTCTATGTGTTCAGCCACTATCCTGGGTCGAAAATTGCGGCTTGGTCGACTTATAAGTATTACGTCACTCCTACTGATATTGCAAGTTTCGAAACGAGAACTGTTGACTTTGCTGTTAAAGGCGGCGCTTTGTATATACGTGCAAGAACAGACGCTCCGTATCCGACAGAGGGTTATCGCGTAATATACGATCACTTGTATTCGTATTATACTGCACGATACTACGAGAATTCGTATAGCTCGCTGATTACGACACATGCGACACCTACGACGATTGTGCTGCCGTTTTTTGATGTGAAGAAGCCGGCAACCCGTAAGCTTTGGACAGGAATTAACCTGATCGGTACCGGCTCCTGGAAAGTTTACATCGGTGATGATCCTGCTAACAGTAGTTCCTTCAGGGAAGTTGCTGTTACAACAGCGCTTACACTAAGCACCATTAACAAAGGGCAGCTTCCAATCTCGTTCACAGGCACGCATCTCATAGTTAAACTGGTCCACGAATCGAAAGAGTTGGCAACTATTGCAGCTGTCATTATTCATTACCGTGAAGGCGACACTTTGTGAAGAAATTGCAGACCTGTATCGAAAATGTCCTGATATGGACTTTGAAGCTGATGTCTGGTATTATCAACGTTATGGACATATTATATGGACAGATCGTTTGTTTGCGTTGTTTGAAAAAAGAGGCATGGGCTGGTTTTTGCATTGTGTGGTTAGTCTTAACGGAATTAAAGACCTTTTTCAGTGGATGCCTTACTGGTTACCTTTTATCGGTTGGGCGAGGTATAGTAAAGGCAGAAAACAAATAAAGTGGTATGACACTTGTAAAATAATGAGGTACTATGACAAGGAATGAAGAAATGCGTGTTGTGGACAGATACATGCCTGGTTGGAGACATGTACCTAAGTGGGCAAAGTGCTACTCAGGAGGGGGTAGTGATTCTGCAAAAGAAATGCGCCGTGAACAAGAAGCAAGGGAAGCACGTATAAGGGATACACAAAGTAGAATTGATACAGCATTCGGCGGATTTAATGACGCTTTTTTTAAGGACCGTGGGCAAGCGTATGAAAATTACGCGATGCCACAACTTGCCGAACAATACCAAACGCAGAAGAAGAACCTTGTATATGAGCTAGCAAGACGTGGCCTGCTTCGTGCTAGCGCAGCGGATACAATGGGGCAGGAGTTAGAGATGGCTAAACAGCGGGGACAACGGCAGATTGCAGACGAAGCGCTTAATCAAGAAAATCAGTTACGGCAAAAGGTACAATCAAACAAGCAACAGTTGTATGCACAAGCACAGTCCGGCCTTGATCCGTCGTTAGCTGTTAGTGAAGCAATGCGTGTTGCTTCTACTGTGAGTGCACCTTCGGGATTTGCTCCTGTTGGACAGTTCTTTACGGACTTCACTAATGCATATTTGATGAATCGTATAAGCAACATGTATCGACCCGAACAAGATGCAGGTCCTTCGTATAACACGAATCGAGGATCTTCTCGTATTGTTTCGTAGAAAGCTAAACATATGCCAGCTTGGATTCCTTTACTAATCGGTTTAGCCCTGTCGGCTACGCGTACCGGTATGGAAATGGCAGCGGCAAGTGAGGCCCGCCGTCGTATGGAAGAGATGACGCGACGAGAGATAGATCGTCAGCGTCGATACGAGGAGGAGATGCAACCTATTATTGAGCGGTCGATTGCGGAGAGTGAGCCTGACACTTCTGCTCAACAAGTACAGGAAGGAGAGATACGACGTAAGCAAGCATACGAACAAGCACAAAAGCGCCGATTACAGGGAATGGAGACGCCGATTGAAAGAGCAAGTACCAAGGAGAGCAAGGAAGCGACGATTGTAAAAACGAGAAGTGAAAATTTGCAACGTGCCAAGCTCGGCGGTTTTAGCGAGTGGGAACTACAACAAGCAATGAAGAATTTGGATGTGGCACAAAAACTCGGTACTATTGGTGCATTTGCAAGAGACTCGTCGTCTGTTTTGCCTACTGAAATTCAAGACGCATCACATGCGGGAGACAGTTTAGCAGGCGGAGGACAGCTTGTTGGAGCGCTTGGTTCTTTAATGAGCTTGTATGGTGCTGGTGCTAGTGGTAATGGCGGTGCTGGTCAGACATATAAGTTAGGACAGAATCCTGTAACATTTGCTTAAAGAAAGAGTTAAATTATGCCTTATATACGAAGCGAAGACTCGCTGCAGGCAGCTGGTGCTGTTGGCGAAAACTTAGGTCGGCAGCTTGGAACTATGATGTTTCAATTGCCGGCGATGCGTGCCGAAGCGGAGGCGCGAAAAGCCGAAACTGCGTCACGAAAAGCACAAACGCAACTTACGCAAGAGCAAACTCTTACGGAGATGTTGCAACGTGATTTGCTTGGGGCACGCACAGAGCATGAGCGTATTAGCGCGAATGAAGTGCGACAAAGGACGGGACAAACAAAGCAGCAGTTTGATGCACAAGTCGCGGTTGGTCGGTTGATGGGGCAGTATAGGAAGGCACTAGAAACAGGTGATCAGCAAGCAATGCTTGAAATAAGTACTTCGTTGGATAACGAACTTGCTAAGTTGCCAGCTGCAGAACAGAGAGAGGCGTTGCAGTTATGGACGGCGTTGATAGGTGGTTCGTCGCGCAACCCGTTGTCTGCAGCGATAAAAGAGGGGAGTGTGTTAATGCTCAATAAGGATCAAACCGCGTTTACGCCGAATGCAGCGGGTACAGGTGTAGATGTGTTAGCACAAGGAGGGGGTGCGTTGTCGCCAGGTGAGCAAGTGCTTGAGCCAGCAGCAGGTGCAACGCGTCAAAGCGGGCAGGTTAATACCTATGCTGGACCGGCTCAGATGATGGGGTTATATAATCTGATGTCTACTGTTGTCAACTTAGCAAGAAGTGCGGCTACTGCAGGCGCTAATCCTACTGCCGAGCCACAAGATGTGCAACAGTTACGTGATATGCTGCAACAGTTGCTGCCGCTTTTACCGCTTAGTGGGACTAATCAGCCGCGATTGAACACTGGTAATCCAACAAACGACGCCAGCGGCACGGTTGTAGATGTTCCAGGAGTTGGTGAGGTGCGTATTAAGAAACGCCCTTAGCATTTAATCTTCTGTAAAGGGAACATTCAATGCCTACGTATCAAATTACTCTACCGACTGGCGAGGAGTACGACGTCGAGTCGCCGCAAGAGCTATCAACAGATGCTCTGCAGAAGCTTGCGGTAGGTCTTGTTCAACAGTTGAACGAAACGCCGAAGCAGACTGCTACCTCGAGTATTGGCGCTCCCTTGCCAGGGCAGCAGTCTTCAGGTGCATTGCGCTCGATACTGTCGCCTCTTACGGGACCTACGCCGGAGCAGTGGTCTCAAGACGCACAAGCGGCTATTGCTTCAGGTAAGGAAGACATAATCGGTAGATTTTTTGACGCAGAAGGCAATTTACGACCACCTCCCGGCGGGATAGTAAGCGATACGTTGCGCGGTGTTGATATTTTGCAAGACATTGGTTACGGAGGAGGAAAACTATTAACTGACTTGGCTATAAAGCCTCTTGCACCCAAGTTGGGGGAATCACTTAGTAATTGGCTTACGCAAAGGGCAGAGGCAAACCGGGAGGAGATTGCTGCTAACCCGCCGAGTATTGCTGACTTCGCGCAGGTGGGTGCTGGGGTAGAAAGCGGTCCTGCTGGCTTGGCACAGCGCCTGCGGCAAACGATGCAGTATGGTACCAAGTCTATCGGAGAGCAATTGCCGTTGCTTGGTACTACTTTTGGTGCTGGTGGTGCAGCAGGTGTTGCGACGAAGCAAATTGGTAAGCGGTTGTTGCCAAAGGCTTCGCAACAAGCGTTGCAAGCCGCCGGCGAGATTGTAGGGGCGGCTAGTACGGGTGCTGGAATCGAAGCAGGCGCGATGTACAGCGAAGTGCCCGAGGAGAAGCGTGGTGCAGCGCAGGCATTGAAGACACTTATGTTGTCTGTGCCTGCCGGCTTTGCCGAAGCAGTACAGCCTGTGCTCGCCTTGCGTCGTTTTCATGGTGCCCCTGTTACACCTCTCGACAATTTTGCGACAAAGATGTTCGGTAAGGAATTTGTCGAGTCTCGCGTTGGGCAAGGCGCAACGGGTTTGTTAGAAAGTGCTGTAAGCGAAGCGCCGACTGAGTATTGGCAAACGCTTGTCGAGCAGTTTAATAAGCTAACTGCACAAGGTGTTCCTCTTGCGGATGTGCCGAAGTATCTTTTTACTGAGGACATGGAAAAGGAACGGCGTGAGGGGGCTGTTGCCGGCTTTGTAAGTGGTGGTGCTTTTGGTGGTGTTACTGGCGTGTTCAGCCAGGAGCGTCCCGCGCCGCCTATACCGCCGGCTGTTGCTCGTCCGTCCGATACAGCTCTAATGGCGTCGGACACGCTTGCTAGTGAGGTACAACACGCAAATGAGCGACTTGCTGCACTTGATGCAAGAGAGCAAGAGTTAACGGTGTTGGCTGAAGACGCTTCTCGTCCGAGGAAGCAACGTAAAGCGGAACGTCAACTAGCCGTTCTTCGTTTTCGTAAGGAACGTGTAGCAGCACAGGTCGAACGCTTGCAGGAGTTGTCACGCACCTTAGCGGCGTCTACACCCGCCTGGCGAGACGAGAAGACTATTGCGCCAGCGGAAGCTGTGCCACCTACTGGGCCAGCAATTGCACCTCCTTATCCGCTGTCGGCAACTGAACAGCCAGTTGTTAATGTGCCAGGAGTTGTTACGCCAGGTGAAGTGGAGCGTCCTGGAGGTGGGCCCACAGAGCGTGGCCGCGTTAGCTTCGGTGCTGAGGCCGGCGGTATCCCCAACATGTTGCAGCAGGCGCAACCCGTTCCGACTCAAGTGCCATCGCAGGTGAAGCAGATCGAGCGGGTGCCAGGCGGTACTGTAAGAGAGCGTGTCAGATACGGCCAAGAGATGGAAACGCAACAGCGACAGCCGTCGTTAGATGTTGCGCAGACGCCTACACAGCAAGGACGCTTCGAGGATGTTCCGGCTATTTCACGGAAGGAAATGCGACAGCAGGTAGCGCGAGGTAATACGCTAGTCAATGTGCTTACTCCGACCGGTGCTTATACTGCATTTGCAGGCCCAGCTAACGCGGCTGGTGCGCGGCAAGTAGGCAGACCGGTTTATGACCCGGCACTTAGACAGACACGAATTGAATGGGGCCCGTTACGGGAAGGAGAACGAATTCCGGCGTTGGAACGCACTGAGCCTTCGCGAGAGCGTGGGGAGTTCCCGCCCGTTGGGCCTGACCCATTTAGGCCATCGCGTACTGGTCGTACTGTAAAGGGCGACCTGGAGCGTATTGCGAGCAACCCAAACGACAAATGGTCGCATCTTGCACAAGAGACGTTGGCTAAAGCCGATCCAGAGATGTTAGACGTGCCGATAAAGGTTACACCGCAGTCAGGTGGCACAGCCGGCTTTTACTCACCGGAAAGAGACGCAATTGAAATCGGACCGCGTCACTGGGATGATAGTCGTATCATCATGCACGAGATTTGGCACGCTGGTACGGTTCATAAGCTGGAGAAGTTTGTTTCGGGCTTGCGTAGCACATACGACAACACGCACTTTGACAGGGGCGAGAGAGCACTGCTTGAAGCGGCGTTACAAAACTCAAATACCGACCCGCATGTTAAGGAGTTGATTACTGTCTATCTGCGTGCAAAGCAAAGTGACACGGCAAGGGTACATTACGGTACCACGCATATCTATGAGTTTATTACGGAGACGATGACGAAACCAGAATTTCAACGGTTTTTGCAACGTATTCCGTATAATGTTAAAGGAGATGTAAGCCTTTTCACTAAGTTCATACAAGCTGTTAAGCGCATTGTCGGCTTGCACAACATATCGGACACATTATTCGAAGCGGCTATTACCGAGATTGCACATTTGTACGAGCAGACGCGTCCCGCTGGCTTTAAGTTCACTCAATCGGGGACAACACCTGCCGGAGTGATAGCAAGCAAATCGAGAGGAGGTGAGAGAAGTGCCGTTCAAGTCGGAGAAACAAAGGCGCTACCTGTGGCTGAAACACCCAGAGGTGGCACGCAAGTGGACGAAGAAGTACGGAAGCAAGGCACAGAAGAAAAAGCACAAGTAGCTGAAGCGCCTGTGAAAACCACGGGCGCTTCTTCGGCCGCCGTGCAAGCTGCTCGAACGTTCCTTGGACTTGCAGAGGGCAGTGAGAAGTCACTTAGAGATGTGTTAGTTCACGTCGCGACTAAGCAAAGAGAAAAAGTAAGTGCAAATGAATTGGCTACATTGCGGTTTTTCTTGGTAAAATTTGGTAAGTTACTTTCCACGACAAAGCTATCGTTTAATATTAACGATACGACGTATTATAATAGTGCCACCAACACAATTAACTTTGGCTTAGATACTAATCGCTTAATCGTAAGCGACTTGCTGCACGAAACAGCACATGCAGCCTTGTATAAAGCAATGGAAGATGTAATACAAGGGCGAAATAGTGAGCCACAGCTCGTTGCAGCAGTGAAAGGCATTAAGCGTATTTACGATGAAGTGCTTGATGGGTTGACACCCACGCAAAAGAAAGCAGTTCAGCGTATGAAGAAGATTGTTGAAGAACTTCGCGGGGAGTTGACTAAAGAACAAGAGGATAAACTGTGGAAAGAGCATTATGCTTTAACTGATTCTGCTTTTGCCGGCGAAGGTCTTGTGGCATACGGCCTAACAGACTTGCATGAATTTACTTCTGTAATGATGGAGTCGAAGAAATTCAGACAGTTTGTTAATACTCTCGATTTGCAACCTAGAGCAATTGATATAATTTCTCGGTGGTGGAATCGGATACTACAGTTGTTGGGAGTTGCTCCTGGTTCAAAAGTCGATCAAGTGCTACGGCATATTGCGGATATTGCGGATGAGCTGAAGAAGACGACGGAGGGGGAGCAAACGCGTAAGGAGCAGACTGCAACTAGCGAAAAACCGACAACATTTAAGTTAAACACCACTCCAGAAGATAATTTATGGTTTACAACAACACTTAGCAAGGAACTGGAAAAGGATCGGCCGTTGGGTATCGCGCCAAGTAAAGACGGCACACCAAAAGACGACATAACGGGTCTTATTTACGACCTTGGTGAATTTGCAAAGAAGTCTGTGGAAGAGGGCAAAATGACCCTTACCAAGAAGTATTATGCACCACCTGCGGTAAGGGCAGCTGTGCGGGCTGTGCAGCCGTTGAAAATTGGCGATGTTTACTCTGAGCCTCTTATTGACCGGTTGGAGCGGTTAGGAGGTCCGGTGAGTAAGCAAGTTGCAAAAGAGGCGCGACAGATTGCGTCTCGCGCAAAGAGGTATTATGGAGAGTTGACTCCAACGTTAGATTACGCTAAGGAGTTAGCGGGGAGGGCTTACCGCGGCGGCTCTACTTGGATTCAAGGATTGGAAAAGGTAACAGACTTTGCTGCTACATCCCGCATGGTTGGTGCCATCGAAGGGACATTGGCGGCTCCGAACAAAGCAAAAGAGCTTGTAGCGGAGTTGAAGAAAGCGAACTTGGCTATTGGTAAGTTGGCTGAAAAAGCGGTTGAAGGGTTTCATGCACGTGGGTTAGTGCAGAGAAATCTTACTGTGCTTGGTTATGATGTTGTGCGACGGGGGCCAGGAGATCAACTGTGGCAACGCTTCGCGGCGGGTGTCGCTAAGGCAAATGGCAAACCTGTGAGCGATGTCGAAGACATCTTGGTGAAGTGGAAAGCTGCACTTGATCGCGGCGGGTACGACACAGCTGCGCTTAATCGTATTGCACAAGACTTTATTCGCTACTTTCCAAAGACTGTAACGCATGTTAAACTGCACGGAATATGGCACGAGTTAGTGCATTCTAGTCCGTTCCATTATCTAGAAAATGCAGCGCAACGCACTGCACATGCTGTTGCTTTTCGTGAGGTGTACAAGCCTGATTCCGGCTTGTTGAAGGAGACACGACAGAATGTGCAAAGAGAATTGCAAACTCCGCGACACGGGCGTGAGTTTGATAACTTGATGCTTGCGTTACAGGGACATCCACTTGAAGCGTTGCATGGATGGTGGACAGCGAAGGATATGCCGATTGGTATGGTGTCTGCTGCAGCTGACGCGGCAGTGCCGGTAATTAAATCCATGATGCTGTCGGCGAATGCGCTAGTCAACTTGGGAGAAACGCTTGTAGGTGCTCCTGTTGTGTTTCTCGGTTTGGACAATGTGCTTCGGCAGGTAAACTCTGTTGGAATTTACGAACTGCTTGAGATGGCTGGCGCGGTTAATAAAGCGCTTTACGATTTGTCGTTTAATCCAAATGCACCTTTGCGGTCGATTGGACGGCAGTTGTCGACAGGGATTCGGAAGTATACAGGACAGCAATATCTAAACGAGTTGCAAGAGCTTATGGCTGCTGTCGGGGCACATGTGTTGGTGGAGCGATTAAAGTCAAAGGACGCGACTCCGTATATGAGACAGCGAGCAAAGGCTGTAGCACGTGCTATGGGGTTCCCTACCGTTGAAGCAGAAGCGATTGCCAATGCGACAGATGAGGAGTTGCTAAAACAGTTTGTGACACGTGCTGCTCCTTGGCTGACTGGCGGGAATGTAGGTGTCGCCGAGCGTTCTCGACTTGGGGCTTCGCGGTTGTTTAATAACTTCTTCTGGTTTCATATTTATCCACAAACCCGTTTGAACCAAATGCGTGGTGTGGTGAACAACCTTATTGACGATATAAGGAACAAAAACTTCGAGCAAGGTAAGCACGATGCGATACTTGCCGGCCGCTTGTTCGGCGGTCTTGCATTGCAGGGAGCAATTACGACAGTGATCGCTGGCCTTCTCACAGGGTTATCAGGGCCTGGACAACGTTGGAGAGAGGCTGAAGAAGAGCCACTTGAGTTTCTTAAAGAGTGTATTGCGGCGTCTCTCAGTGGGCCGGTATATCTTGTATGGCGTACCATGAAGACGCCAGAAACATGGCGGCGTAATCTTGCATGGGCAGTTACACCTATGGCGCTTGCTTCGGAGTTGACAGATGCAAGTATGGGCCTCGGTAAGTATGAAGGCCTGTCGCCGGGTGAACGAGCACTGGAGTTTGCGCGGAATAAATCACCCGGCTTTGGCTTTGTAAAAACCTTGATGGCCTTGTGGGGATTGGCCAACACCGAAGAGCAGGATTTCGATACAGCAGTGCGTGCCTTCTATCGTTGGAGGAGGGAAACGCTAGGATCGAAAGCCACAGAAATGCACCTTCGAGAAGATGTGCATCGTCCGATACGTGTCGCAGCGAAGCGGGTAATCAGGGCTGTGCAAAACGGCGGGGATGTCGAGAAGGAACTGCGGAAGGTGCTAGAGGTAACGACAGAAGAAGAGCTTTACCGTTCGCTGAAGGCTCGAACGATTCTTAAGACGCCAGAAGGCGGGAAGTTAAGCGAGGAGCAAGAGAAAACAATTAGGAAGCGTCTTGGCAATAAGTTGTATAGTTTGCTTCAACGTTACGACGAAGGGGTGGGTCACATTGCGGATTACTTCGAGGAGCAACGCTCTCAAGAGATGTTCGGTAAGGAGAAAGAACAGCTTGCACCAAGAGAGCGTCTCGCTGTAGAGGCGGCACGTCCAAAAGAAGTAAGAGCGGACACGGTGATGGAGCGGCAACTTAATGATACGTCGCGTCAGATACTTAAACGCTACGGACTTTCGGTGCCGTATACGAGCGAAACAGTTTCACTCAAGGGACAAACATTGCGTCTTACGTTAGAAGAAGAACGCTTACTTAACTCTGCTCTTGTTGCAAGTTACAACGAGATGCTTCTGCACTTTCACAAGTCGGACAAGGAGAAGACGCAGGAGGTACTGGATGCTTGGCTTGCTGCGGCGCGTCAGAAGGCCCGAGCAAAAGTGATTCAACGCATTGTGGCAAATCGAGAGTAGCAGCAGGTTCGACACATTCATACTCCTCGCGTTCACGTAGCGCGAGGAGTATTTTACGTAGGAGGGTGTTGTGACAGTTTAAGCAAAGCGAATCTCGCAATTCGAACTGCGCAAAACTACTAAGACACATTGTGCAACGCATATAGTTAGTGTGTTGGTTTCTGTTTCTTCTCTTTGCGGTAGTAAGTTTCCCATATCCAACGCTTGCAGACGGAGCAAAACCACTGGCGTTCTCCTTTTGCTTTACGTCGCTTAGCGTCATACATAGCTGATGTGTAGGATTTTGCTGGTTCTTCACGGTGTGCGCATTTCATTACTTAACTCCTCCTGTTTGTTGTAGTTTTGTCCATACTTCTGGCAGCATAGTGTACATTTTTGTTACACCATTGCCATCAAGGTCCATTGGTTTGGTAACAATAATGTCGGTTTGTCGAAGAAAGGGTAAGACGATTTGTTGTTCATAAGGAGACAAGTCGCGCAGTAGTTTTTGCATTAGTTTCTTCTCGGGCATTATACCGTTGTTCTGGGCAAGTATTTCCGTGACACGTTGCATAGGTACAGCAAGCTCGTTGCGCCCGGCAGCCACCGACAGCTTTGCAAGATTCTCCTCGACAGTGTCAAGGACGGCAAGACCCTGTGTTATGAGGGGTTCTGTTATTTGCAGACGTGGGTTCTCTTCTGCAAGGGCGAGTAACATACATAGCTTTAATAATTGCACATCTTTGGTTTCTCTGTAGCCTTGAATTACAGGGTCTTCGTTGAAAGAGAATTTTGTTTCTCTGTAGAAGTTATCGAAGGCACGTTCACCGTCCGGGGTCCACACGAATTCGCCGACGCAACTAGGGATTTTTTCAAGCTGCCGTAAGACACGTTCTTTAGCCAGCCGCGCCGTGTCGGTAACAACTGGGCGAGGGATACATACGATATCGTTGGTGTTAGTAGGGCGGAGAACGTAGACATACAACATGCGTCGGCTGAAACCGCCAGTAACAACTTTTGACTTCAACCTATCGACGATCCAATCGGCTGTCTCACAAGCGAGGATATTTATACATGGGTTAGGTATTTTCTCCAGGCCACGTTTGATTGTACTAGCATCGAAGTATTTACGGTCATAGATGTCGGTGAGGAATTCAATCATGCCGGCGGGATTATATGAGAGGAAGTTCTTCAACTCGTTAATGAAGAACGAAATAGGGTGCCATTCGACAAGCACACCGTTCTCGTCATGGTAGGTACGTATACTTTCCGGCGACGACAAGAAGGTGGCAATTGCCTCACGAGATTGCATAGCTGCTCCCACGACTGCGTCAGGGAACACTTCCGTGAAGAAGTCTCTTGCAAAGTCTTTTGAGACACTCTTGCGTCCTCCTTGGTGGCCGACTAGACAGACGTAGAGATTAGCATGATGTATGATGTCGCCTTGTCGTATGTAGACACGCCGGCCAGTTGCCGACGCTATCATTGAGAGAGCGGACCATATGGCGTAGTTGCGTGGGATTTCGTAACAAGAACAGTATGTCCAGAAGTCAGCAACGATGTTCGGCATAGAGCAGCTAGGTTTTGTTCAACAGTTGTACAATACATATGAGAGAGGCTAGATAGAGCCTGTGTTCAGAGAACCCCAAGACTCCCCATATGAACCTTCGAAGGGGATTGTAACGGAGACGCCGGCAATGGTTATCTCGTTAGCAAACCAGCTACGAATTTTTGCAATAGCCCATTCAGTGCGCTCTTTAGGAAACTGACCGAGCAAGGCATCGTGCACTTGGTGCAAGGGTTCTACAACCAGGTGTTTGCCTAAGCGGTTTTCGGGGTCATTCCACAATCGGGCAACAGCTAAGTTAGTTGCGTAGGTGGTGTTTGATTGCGGCTCATGGGCCAGAGCTTGACTAAGGATTTCAGTAGGTCTGCCAAAAAAGCGGCGCTTGTGTCCGCTAGCAGATACCAACTCCGGCGAGCGAGCAAGTTGTGCACGTGTGTGATCGTGCCATAAGGAGACTTTGTAACGAGAGAAGAACAAGTTTTGTAACGAGCGGGCTTCGTTCTCAGACAGTGTGATGTCACCTTCACTCTGAATAAAGATCCAGTCAGCAAGTTTGCGTGGTCCCATCAAGTAGAAGGAGCCGTATACACCGGCCTTGCACGCAAAATAGTCCCAGGAGTCTTTGTTCACTTCGTTAGACAAATGTTTGACTTCTTCACGAGATTTGTTACGTAACGAATCTGCGCCATGTCGAAGCATGTAGCAAAGCACCTTTGCCGGTTTGATGTTGCTACGGTAGTCGTCAAGCAAGGTGGGATCGCCTAGACGAGCAAGATGTGCAGCAACTGTCCAGCCGTCGGCTGCCGATAGGTCGCATTGGAACATGTAGCAATCGCTGTCGGCGATGAATAGGTCTCGCATACCTTTGCGCAGGGGATGCCCTTCTGGTCGGAGTGGGTTGTCGGCGGGTATAGTTTGCAAGTTGTAACCACTTCCCGTTGGAGAGGTATAGCAAGTGAGGCGTCCAGTTTCTGTGCCGACTATGTTGTAGCCGCAACGCACACGACCGTCCTTATCTGCACTAATTGCCAACATCTGAGAGCGTGTTCGTAGTTCACTAATAGCTAAGGCACATTCAACCGCACGGTTTCCAGACTGCTTGAACAACTTTAGCAAGGCTTCATAGTTGGCGGTGAGATGCTTTTGCTTCGTGAGTGGATCTTTTGCATACTGCGGTGGGAGTTTCAACTGCTTATATAAATAGTCTTTGAAACGTGGGGATTTGATGTTCATACCGCAATCAAGGGCTGTGTTAAGGTAGCCGATTTGTTCAACGGTGATAGGAGTTGGACCACTGAGCCAGTTGAGGAGAATGTAGTACGATTCTTCGAATTGTTTCTTCGGAGTGCTAGCATCGCGCTTATAGCACATAACATCACGCACCCTTTGCAAGAGTTCGGGTTTGGGCGTATCTGGCGAGAGACCTACTCCTGCAATGGTGTCAAGTTCGGCTTGAAGCTTGTATGTAGTCTGCTCAACTTGTCGCTTGCGTTCTGCAGCGAGTTTGGCATCATAAAGTATGCCAGTTAGTTCCATATACAACAATGGATTAAGCAAACCGACGTTGAAGATGTAATGCTTTCGTTGTGAGTCGGACAAAAAGCCGTTCAGCTTTTCGTTTATCTCGTGAGTAACGGCGCTATCCTTACAGCAATACCGCCAGAAGGTAGCCAAGTCGTCGGTCTTGCGATCAGATTTGTAAAATGGCTCGTTGGTGTAAAGAGACGCTTGAAAGCCGAGGGATTTTTCTAGTTCGCAATAAAGCTCCCAGTGCTTTAACATGGTGTCATCGACCACACCACGAACGCAGATGCCATAGCTGTATTGGAGAACAAAGCGATCGTACATGGAGTTTTGCAATACCTTTGGCACCTCCGGGTCTTCGAGAAGGGCGGCAAGCGCACGCCAGACAGCAAGCTCGTCTTCTTCGGTGAAGATTGACTCGCCGGTGAATTTAGTAAAGGGTACGATGAAGGCATCCGTTGCGGCAGGAGCGAAGGAGATACAAGACATAGAGCGAACACCTCCCTCGATGTCAAGAGCGACCGGTTGTCTGCAACAGCGCAAGGCATTGAGACGGTCTATGATAGCCGCCGGCGTTAGGTCGATTTGCAGATTGCGCACCGGAAGGTGCAGTTGAGGAGACGCTGCATTCTGGATGGCTTTCTTCACATCAAACATTAAAAGAGGGGTCCAGTCGTACTGACGTAGACAAGCGGCGGGATGGTAAGAAGCGATGCATTTACGTCCAACAAAAGGTGGCTTTGTCCCCTCGAAGAGACTGCCACGCCAGTTAGAAATAGCTTGCTCGCCGTTCGCAGCACGCAACGCAGTTTTACCCAGGAGCAGGCAAATGTTAGGGTTGATGCGATTTAAGTCTTCGCCTAGCTGAGTTAGACCTTCTTGGATTTCTCTACCGTCGAAAGAGAAGGCTGATATGTCGTTGTTTGGTGGACGAACCTGGCACACGTTGCCGATAAAGCAAGCCTCACGTGAGATGCCGGCTTTCCTCAACAACGCGGTGAGCATACGCCCAGATGTGCCTACGAAGGGTTCTTTGTGCAAGACTTCGTCTGCTCCAGGTGCTTCACCAATTATGGCGATGCGGTTTAGTGCACGAATCGTTGGAAACTTGTTTGGAACTTTAGGCGGCTCGGAGGTGATGATGCAACCCGCTGGTGCGTCAAGCATACTCGGCGGGTTCGACTCCTGCAGATACATAGCAATGGGTTTTGTTTTCATTGTGCAGTAACAATCTCGATAATTTTCTCTTGCACATCAACCGGCAATGAGTTAAAACTTACCTCACGTCCAATCTGACTGTCGCCCATGAATTTGGTAACACGAATGATTAAGTTGTCTGCTATTAAGACAAGATAAAGATCGTTGTCAGTGAACACTGAAACTTGGTATTTTTTAGACATAGAAGGAAGGTGTTAATGAAAGTGAGGTGGCTTACATACCAAATAAGTAACGGCCAAAACGGAAGCCTTTCACGAGAAAGAAACAAGTGAGACCGGTGAGTATACCTAGCAGCCAGAGGCAGCCGATGTAGGTGAGAACGGTTAATACAACAGTTGAGCCAACGTCAAGTATGCGATGGAGAATTTGCATAGGTTTTGGTGTAGCTAACAGTCCAAGTTTTTGATGGTTGTTGGTTTGTTTTTAGAGTAAATGTATCTCCAGGATGCATTGTTGCACCAAGACTTATAGCATCTTCCATTGTCTTACACGGACCGACCCAGCCGTCGGGGGTTTCCACGTACCACGCAGCCCGGCTGCATGGGCGGAACAGCGCCACGAGGTCGTCGAGCCAACTGGCCAGTGCGAGCCACCTTATCACCCAGTCATGTTTGCTCATGCTTCTGCTCCGATTGCTGTTATCAGCACGAAAGCGACGAGTAGCGCAATGTGCCATGTTTGAATTGAGTCTATCATGTGGCTCCCTTTCTGGTAAGTTCGCTCATATGTAGTCCGACCCGATCAGTTTGCCGATCCACTTGGCGACGTTGGCGACGAGCACGATACAGCCGATCGTCGCCACGAAGTAGAGCAAGAACCGTGCGGGGCTGGTGGGGTTCGGGTCTTCTGTGACCGGGTGCCTGTGGTCGATCCAGCACAAGACCCACACCGCGGCGGCTGCGCCCCACAGGATCGCCAACTCCCCCCACATGCCGAGCTTGGAGGTGTAGTCGAAGCACAGCGCCACGGCTGCGCTGACGGCGGCGAGTATGGCTAGCTCTGTCAGCCCTCGAGACACAGGCACCTCCTGCAGATTGGCTCGGACGGGTTCCCGCTTGCGGCCTGCTGCCGCAGCTCCTTGAACTGCGGTTTGCCCCAGATGGCGAGGATGGACTCCTCCAGCACGTTGCCCATCACGAGCACGTCGCGCCGCGGCAGCGCGCAACAGAGCGGCACGTCCCCGTTGGCGAGTATCTGGAAGTGGACGTTGGGAACGTTGCACCAGCCCATGCTTTTCTTGTTGGGGATGTTCACGGTGCCCGCGTAGTTCATCAACCACGGGCTGTCAACAATCGACCCGCGGAGCGAGACGTGTCTCGGGTACATCTGCTTTAGGAACGCTATCCGCCTGTCCCACTCGTCGCTGAACGGCGGATGCCGCGTGACGACGAACTCGCTCATCCCGGCGACGATCAGCTTGCGCATCCTGTCGTCGGTAAGGGCGTCCCCGTTCGTGTAGATCATGTGTCGAGCTGCCGGGGCGTCCTGCTTGAACCGGGCAACGACCTCCTCCAAATCCTTGCGCAACAACGGCTCATTCCTCCAAGAGTAGAAGATCGTCCCAGTGAAGTAAAGTTGCCGCAGCCGGAACGACACGGCGTCGAGCACACGGTCGCTCATCCACCCCGTGGGCTGCTTGTCGACTGACTGGGTGCAGTAGGGGCAAGCGCGGTTGCAGTGCGTGCCGACCTCGATGGCAATGGCCTCAGGGAACTTCGCATCGCCGTACAGTAGCAGGTGCTTGAGAGGCGTCAGGAACGCCTGTCGAAACTCCTTCCTGGCAACGTGCCAGTCCATGTGCGTGGATGTTTGGCCTTTTAACACTCGGCAAGCTTTATCAGCAGCTAGTGTTGTTAGACGTATTATTTGTTTCATGTTTGTTCTTGTGTGGAGTGGTTACTTCGGGTTGGGGTTATCAGCACTGTTGGGGCTAAAGGCGGACACGCTACCGCCGACGGCTTCTGGCGCTCTGCTCTGTGGCTGCTCGTGCGCCACATGAACATGGATTTTTCTTTCCGTGAACCCACAGTTGCACGGGCCTCCGCCGATGAGCAGGGATTTGCACCATTCGGCGTGATTGCTGAATCTTGGGTCAGTTGTCATTGTGGGTTGCGTTTATCAACACTGTTGGGAGAACGCTTGCCCCAGTCCCTGCTTGAGCGTATTTCCCTGCCGACCCACAGTTGCATTTCGCGGCGGTGCTGGTCATCAGTACTGCACGCCATGAGGTCGGCTATGTCGGCAGCCTTGCTCATTCCGCCCTCGAACGTGTTTGGATATTCGCCGCGTCTCCCAACCAGTCGGTCGAGCCAACGCCGGATTGCGTCTTTGATTTTTCTCATAAGGTTTCTGGTGTTCGTGAGCCATTGGTCCGGCGTGGCTCACCTCCGCCGTTAGCCGAAGATATAGCAGCAGCGATGTCTTGGATGCAGTCCTCCAGCATCCAAGGCGTATGCCGCTCATCTCCGGTAGCCAGACCTTCATTCATTGCCCACGGGTTCAGTCCAGCAGCGTCGATTGCCCTATCACCAGCCTCGATGATTTGGCGCGCCGTTGGAGGACACTCTTGGAGAAGTCTGAGGCAGCGCAAAACGGCTAACAAGCAGGTCGAGCTACAGCCACCCGCCGAACAACCAAAAAACTGAATATGCAAACTGAACAAACGAACGAAACTGAGGCGCGGGTGGCTGTTAGCTCACCCGCAGCGTTAGGCGTCATGGTTCGTATCCACTTCCACCACAATGCGAGCAAGTTTCCACTCGCTTGATTTGCTTAAACCAACCTCGGCAGCATTTGTCGCAGCGCCACAGACGCGGCAAATAATACGCTGGCATGTGGTGCTTGCGATGCGCCAGCTTGCACCACCATCGTCTTATTCTCGGCACGGCAATCCGCCTCAGACGCCGAACAATGCGCTCCAGCGAATCACTGCCCCGCTTTTCTGCTTTCATCGTCACAGGTATTGCCATGTCATTCTTTCCGCCCGGCGTCACGGTCTGGCAGTGATCGCTGAGCTTTCTCGTTCGGTGAACCAGTCACGCTGTGGGCCGTGCATTTCTCGCCGTGGTATGCCCACGTTTTCTTGTCGAAGACTGGACAGTATCCGCTGACCGCAATCAGTCTCGGAGTTTGGCCGTGTTCCCAGTAGGCGCATGAGCAGCACGTCGCTGAACTATCCGGTGCAGCGAATGAGCTTTGCTCCAGTCCTTCGCGCATCTTGCGGGTCGTCTCGTTCAGGTGCCACAGCGGAGTTTCGTGTGGGGTGGTCATTGCGTGTTCGTAGTCAAACTCCTCCTCGGGCCACTTGTTGCTTTTCATCAGGCTGGCCTTCTTCAACAACTCGCGCCCAGTGAACCGCCATGAAGTCGTCCAGGTGCCTTCCGTCATCTCCCATCGTCGGCAGTCCCGCCTCCTTTGCCGCTCGCCGATGCA